GCTTTGCAAGTGGCAGCACTATAAGAGCCACAGATCTTAACAACTCCTCTACTGAATCTAACTTTACAGCACAAGACGGTAGAAACAAAGCACTAACTATAGAAGGTGTTTTGTTTAGAGGAGATCAACCAAGTACAAATTTTGTTACTACAGATCATATTGTTGCTGGTACAATCGTTACTAACGATATATCTAATGATTCTGTAACCGCAGACAAAATACCTGACGATACAATAAACTCAGAGCATTATGTTGATGGTTCTATAGACACACAGCATATTTCTAACCTAAATATTACTACGGCATTAATAGCTGCTGATGCTGTTAATACAACTAAAATAGCTGACCTCAATGTAACTAGAGCTAAGATAGAAAATGATGCTATAGATGGTACTAAGTTAGCTGATAATGCAGTTGACTCTGAGCACTATGTAGATGGCTCGATTGACGAAGCACATTTTAGTACTGGTTGTGTAACAGGAACCAAAATAGCTAATGATGCAGTCGACTCTCAACATATAGCTGCTGGAGCTTTAGATAACGAGCACTATGCTGCTGGTTCTATTACGTCTGACAAGTTAAATGGTGCTACAGTTGTTACAGCTAGTGAGCAAGCCTCAGCAGCGTCTAACGATACATCTTTCTTAACTACAGCAGCAGCAGACGCTAGATTTTTTAACGTCAGTACTACTGATACTATTAAGGATGGCGATACATTTCCAGATAATGATACATCAATCGCTACAACCGCTGCTATCAACGACAGAATTATTGATTTAGTTGAAGAAGTTGGTGGCTTCGTACCTATTGCAAATGAAACATCTTTTCCGACTGCTAATCCTGATATTAATAATGGTTCTGGTACTCTGGTATCCATTCAATCTATATCAAGCACACGTACACCAAGTAGTGGCACAGTCACTATTGCAAACGGTGCGGGATCTGGTAACACTGTATCTATTACAGGGTGTGGATCAACCGTTTTATCCGCAGGTTTTGGTGTAATAGTAGAAACAACATCTACACTGCACACCTATGCGTTTCATAGATTAGTACCAAAAGCAACAGAGGTTACAACTGTAGCTGGTAAAGCAACAGAGATAGGCAGACTTGGTACAGCAGCAGCTGTAGAAGATATGTCTATACTAGGTACAACCGATGTGGTAGCTGATATGGCTATTCTTGGTACAACTGATGTTGTAGCTGACTTAAATACATTAGGTACTGCTGATGTTGTAGCAGACATGAACACCCTTGCTGTAACCAGTGTTGTTAATAACATGGATACAGTAGCTGGTGCAGTTACTAACGTAAATAATGTCGGTGGTAGTATTGCAAATGTAAACACGACTGCTGGTTCAATAGCTAATGTTAACACAGTTGCAGGGTCTATAGCAAACGTAAATACTACAGCAGGGTCTATAACTAACGTAAACAATGTTGGTGGCTCTATAGCTAATGTAAATAGTGTAGCTTCTAATTTAGCTAGTGTTAATAACTTTGCTAACCAATACCGTATAGGTGCAAACAACCCTACAACTAGCTTAGATACAGGAGACTTATTTTTTAACACTACATCCAGCTCACTTAAGGTTTATACTGGTAGTGCTTGGGTAGATGGTGTTACAACTACAGGTGATTTTGCTCTTAAAACTGGTAACACATTTACTGGTAGTAACATACATAATGACAACGTAAAGTCTATATATGGTACAAGTTCTGATGGTTTAGAGATATTCCATGATGGAAGCAATAGCTTAATAAAAGATACAGGTACAGGTGGTTTAACTATAAGCACAAACCAATTATTAGTAAGAAATGCTGCTGTTAATGAATTTTTAATACAAGCTGTAGAAAACGCAGGTGTAAAACTTTACCACGACAATAGTAAGAAGTTTGAGACAACTTCAACAGGTGCTACAGTCACAGGTAACTTAGATGTTTCTTCTGGTGTTGACGTAACAGGTAATATAACTGTATCTGGTAACGTAGATGGTCGTGATCTAGCTGCTGATGGTACAAAGTTAGATGGTATTGCTACTGGTGCGATAGCTAACGTACTAGAAGATACATCACCACAGCTAGGCGGTCTTTTAGACGCAAACGGTTCAAATATTAAATTTGCTGATAGTTCTGGTGCTACAGTTAACAGAGCAGTATTCGGAACTGGTGATGATTTAATGATATATCATAATGGTAGTGCCAGCTTCATTAGAGATCAAGGAACTGGTGTATTAAATCTCGACACTAGTGGTGTAGATTTTAGAAATGTATCAAATGGTAACTACATTGCAAGGTTTATACAAAGTGGAGCCGTAGAGTTATATCACAACGAGAGTAAAAAGTTTAATACTCGTGTAAACGGAGTACAAGTACAAGGTGTACTAATATTTGATGATGATACTAATACACATATAAAACATGGATCAAGTGGAGATGAAATAGAGTTAATTACTGGATCTAACACTAGACTTAAAGTTGATGGTCATGTAAAAAATCCAAATGATAACTCATATATTTTTGTTGGTGCTAGTAATGATTTAGGTTTGGTACATGACGGGACAGATTCTTATATTGAAAATATTAGAGGTGATTTATATATAAATAATATTGCTACTAATAGTGATGACATTATTATTAAATCTAAAGATGATATATTCTTACAACCTGATAATGGAGATAATGGTGTAAATGTTATTGGTAATGGAGCTGTAGAGCTTTATCACGATAACAGCAAAAAGTTTGAGACAACTGCTGGTGGAGCAACTGTACATTGTACTGATGCTAGTAATGGTTTTATTGTTCAAGGTGATTTAAGATTTAGAAAAGAATCTGGTACTACTACTTATATAAAGTGGGATGGTTCTGATGAACAGTTAGAAGTATTTGATGATGTAAAAGTCTCTTTTGGAGATAGTCACGACCTACAAATTTATCATAATGGAACGGACTCATATATTGATGATGCTGGTACAGGTTCACTAAGACTTAGAACAAATCAATTTGTAGTCCGTAGGTATGATAATAATAATAATATGCTAGTTGCCAACTCTGGCGGTGCTGTAAGTTTATATTATGATAATTCATCCAAACTCCAGACTACGACAAACGGTATAAATGTAGATGGAAGAGTTGTTTGCGATAGAGCTGATGTAGATGGACAAGCTAATATTTCTTATCCAAATGGCACAAATACCAACTTTATTGCATCTTTGTCAAACAATAATGGCATAATGCATTTGTTTAGAGGTGATGCTCTTTATATTGGAAACAATATGAATACCTCTAATCAAGGTAGTGGCCCCAATAATAAAGCTCTTTCTCTTAAAACAAATGGAGATATAGTTGGAACAGGGAATTTTACAGCTAATGCTTTCTATGGTGACGGATCAAACCTTACAGGCATTTCAAGTACAACAATAAATAGTAATGTTAACAATTACCTTATTACTGGTACAGGAACTGCGGGTACATTGCAAGGTGAATCTGGACTTACATTTGATGGACAGACGCTTCAAGCTACAGATACAACAAATGGTGCTCGACTTCATTTAAGAGGACAATCACCACAAGTATTCTTTGATTGTACCTCTGGCGGTAATGGTTCAGTTTATTTGGATGGACACAGTTTTAGAATTTTTCCAAATCAACCATCATCACCAGGCAATGAGCGAGTATTTATCAAATCGAATGGAAACATAGGTATAAACGAAACTAACCCACAGCAACTGTTACACGTTCACAACGATACTTCATATCAAGGTATGTTACTAAACGGTAATGGTGCTCCAAGAGTTGCTTTTGCAAGAAACACTACTACAACTGGAGAATGGAGTGTAGGTATAGATGGTACAAATGGAAATAACTTTGTAATTAATAACAGTAATGACAATAGTGCCACAAAACTTTTACTAACATCTAGCGGAGTAGGTCTTGTTGGAACTGTAACCCAGTCTAGTCAACCATGCTTCCATGCTTACAATAGTGGTAGTACCTTTAGTTGGAATAATGGCACGATACCATTTAATGCAGAGTTATTTGATGTTGGTAGTAATTATAATACAAGTAACTATAGATTTACTGTCCCGACAGCTGGTAAATACCTCTTTATTGCTGTATTTAGAGCTGGTGGAGGTTTTGGTGAATTTAGTTGGTTACTACAAAAAAATGGTACAACAGTAAATAGAGTTGTTGCTCAAGGTAGTTTTGCTGGTAATGATATGCAACACGGTACAGTTATAGTAAATGCAGCAGTAAACGATTACTTTACTATTTATGGTACTGGCTCTCATGGCGGTGCTACTGGAGGATCAGGTAGAAGCTCATTCTTTGGTTATTTATTAGGTTAATTATGGATTATACAGTAACATTAACAGACACAGAAAAAAAGTCTCTAGAATTTGCAGCGTATGATAATCTTGAATGGATTATAAATGCTGCTAAAGAAAGAGCAAGAGTTGCAAAAAATGAAATTATAGCTCTTAATACAAAACACTGTAATGCTAACTCAATAGCTATTGCAGTAGGTGAGGACGCTCAAGTCACACAAGCATATACTTTAGGAATTGTTAAAACTGCTAAAGTAAGAAACGAAGAAGAACTTGCTTCGATAAAAGCAGCCGATGAAGCTGCAGCTAAAGCCAACCAAACAGAAAATTAAAACATGACTAGACCAACCACTGAACAATTAAAAGAAACACTACAAGAGTTAGTTACTAAACATAATGAAGCTCTAAAAGTTCAAAACGAATGTAAGGCACAAATTATAGCTATTCAAGCTGTTATAAAAGATAGGGAGTTAGAAGATGGAGATTCCAACACTGTTACTTCCGAGATTGCAGAAGATTGAAACAATATCTATACCGCTACCCACAGCTGACGTTCCTAGTTATGTACCTTTAGTAGTGCCTCCTAGCGATCTTAGAGAACCAGAAGGTACAGAACCAGAGGCTACAGAAACTACGGAACAACCAGCACCGAGCATAAACATACCAATGATAAACATAGATGTACCACTGCCTACCACAGAGGTAGTAGTGGCTGCAAGCTATGCAGCGGTATCTGCCGTAGCTGTAACTACGTTTGCTCAACCGTTTTTTGACACCATAAAGAAAAAACTACAAAAGTTTATACAAGGTAAAGTTGATAAATGGAAGAAGAAAAAGTCATTAAAGGACAACCAAGGAGCTTCACAAAAAAAATAAAAGATGTTGTAGAAGATAAAGAACATCAAATAGAAATACTAGGCACTTTTGTAAGACTAGGTGTAGTAGTATGGTCTGGATTTATCATTACCATGAACTATGTAGATATACCTATGGTTAAAAAATCTGGTAACTCTGACATCACTTTTGTGGCCAGCGTTTTTACGGGAGCACTAGCCACATTTGGTCTTACTACTGGTAAGAACGGTGGAAGCAAACCTCCTGTATGTCCTATGGCAAACAAAGACAAA